ACCAGCAATTCAGCCATGGCGTGGCTGGAATAGATAAGCTCGATAAGCGCATTTGCGCGCTCGGTTTCAGGGGATGGTACGGACTTGCGAAGAAGAGAGAGCATAGTCAGCCTCGTATTACTTGGTTGATTTCATCGATGCTTGCAGTAGCTCAATCACGAGCGACCGCAGGGACTTTCCTTGCTTTGCCGCCTGCATCTTGAGGGACTTATGCAGCGCGGCGTCGAATTTGGTGATGCGTAATTCCATGAATCAACTCTACTGCAGTTCTACACATTGCGCACAATTATTTCTGAGTTATTTTGCGCGGATTCCTTGCCTTACATTTCGGGCACGGTAAGCGCCGTTCTCGTGCGCCCAGCATTGCTCCGCAGCCTACACAAGCGCGCAAACTCTTACGCTTAGGCGACTCTGCCGCAGTGCGCCGATTGACCTCTGCGCGAATAACCGGCGTGGGCATAAGGGTGAGCTGTGCGCGCCAGGTATCTTCGTTGGCGATGTCGTGCTCGTGGGGGCTCATACGGAAACCTTCGGTCGGAAAAGCAAGACATGGTGAGGACTTCCATGCCAATAGCAATGCAGGGATGCAAACTCACGCCCCTCGTCAGATCCACCCATCGCTTGCAGAGCAATCTTTTCCTGCACGCTCATAGTAGAGAAAGACCTGTGCGCTATCGTTTTGTGATTGTTCCCAGACTTCGATTTCCACCCGGAAACAACCAGTCCATTGTATTCATTCGCAAGACGCAAAAGGAATCTCTCGAATGTAGCCAGGGCTTGAAGTGAATCCAAATCGAACTGTAGCTCGTCCGCTTGTGCTATCACCACATCGCAATTGTTTTTCTCTGCGATAGCTGCTATTTGCTCAATCGTCATTGGCTGGAATTCGCTCATCAGTACACCCCCGTAAACGTGTTCTTTGCCCACGCTGCAAGCCTCTGCCACCACGGACGGGCATCGGCAATTCTCACGTGTTCATAGCGCGTCTGAGCGCAAATGCTGGCCCAGTCTGCGCGTTCCTCGTTGCTCTTCAGCCATGCTGATACTTGCGGTGTCATAGATGTGCTACCTCCTTCGGGGCGTTGATCGGGCGGAAGTGGGTCCATCCTTCGTTGATCCATTCTTGATAGGAGACTAGATCGCAAGCGTGGATGTAAAGCAAATCTCCGTGAGCGGTTGAATACGCCTCATCTCCAAATTTCGGCAGATTCTCCGGCGTGATCGGTTGCCACTGCAAGGCCAGCAGTTCGCGGGCCATCTCGCGAACCTCATCGCTTTTCAGGCCGATCATTTCTTTTGGCCCTGCGATTTCCTTCAATCGATCAATATTCATGGATTCCCTCGCTGGCCTTCAGTGTTGCATCTGCTACTATGTAGGCGTCCTGGCAATACGTAATAACGCCTACTTCGTTTATCAAGGGTGCTCGTTGGATGGTTGCCGCTATCGCAGCAACCGCAATCTGCTCCCGCTTGCTCAGGGTTTTGGCGTTCAGTTCCGCAAGCTGCGCAGCGATCTCGCGGAGGAAAAAACCTACATCTTGTATGTTTGCAGCGGCGCTGGTTTGATCGCAAGCGTAAAGATCTGTTTCCCTGATTTCGTTAGCGTCCATGGCTGGTATCTCCAATCATTTTGTGCCTCATTTCCTGCGCAATGTTATCGCATGCATGGCAAGCATAATTAATATGCTGCCCGATGTAACGCGCCAAAAGGGCTAAGTAGATGCGAGCAGAGTCATCCCAGAGTAGATAAGCAAAAAAAGATAAAGCATTTCTCAAAATGGAAGTCATTACTTGAAGGGGTAGGGGATGAGCGTCCTGATGGTGTCAGCCTTCACGCGCTCGTACTCTGCCCATGCCGTATCCGTCACGCGCTCGTACTCTGCCCGTGCCGTAGCCTTCACGCGCTCGTACTCTGCCAGTGCCGTAGCCGTCACGCGCTGGTACTCTGCCCGTGCCGTAGCCGTCACGCGCTGGTACTCTGCCCATGCCGGAGCCTTCCATTGATAGCCGCAAGCGGTCAGCAACCATTCAAGCCAATCGCCACGCTGGCAAGTATCCCAGATTTCGCGCAGAGTCTTTCCGTGCTGCCACTTGAGCGATTCACGGCAAGCGCCATGCTCGTTGAGCCACTTTGCGAATGCTTGAGCTTCCATCGGTGGATTATTCATGGTTTCCTTTCGGTGTTGATGGTGCACGGAGTAGGTGAGTTTGTTTGACATTGTGCTGCGCCTCGTGTTGTCTACATCGAGGCTATGATCGCGTTGCCCGTTTCGTAGGCAGCAAACGGCACGCCAGCAACAGGCTCCAGGCGATAACCAAAATCAGTTTTAACCCAATGGTGCGTACCGTCTGCAATCAATTGCATGGTATCGCGCTCATAGTCAGAGCAAGTCTCAACCTCGGCTATACCAAACCAAGTTTCCTCCATCGGTATTGTTCCGACCTGGGCAAAGACTCCCTTGATGTTGGGATTATCTAGCGCCAACTTGGCGACCGCCAGCGTGTTGTATTTGCCCACGTACCATGCTGATTGCCGATATGCCAAGTAGCCGTCTTTCGTATGAGCGATTGCGTGATTGCCGATATGTATTGTCATGTCCAATCCCCTCTCACTTACAAACTAAGTATAGCGCACATCCCGGAGCGTGGCACAACTATTTTGTGATTATTTTCACTCTTGTGACGGTGTGCACAAATTGATGGGATTGACGTTTAACCTGTTTGGTTTGCGTGTAGACGTAAGTAAGGCAATACGCGGCTTCCCCCGGCATATATGGGTGGTTGAACAATACTCAGCATGGTGTATCAGGTCTGGAATCGCAGCGTGGTCAGCTTAGTTTCTGGATATGCCATTAGACGAGGACGTAGCCGCGTTGCAGGATCGATTACCTGCCCGTTGCCTCGATTTCGCTGTGCTTTGATTCATCGGTGCCTATGTCCGTACCTGTCGTACTCAAGCGGCCCGTTGTTGTTGGGATGAGTGTGCCGCGAACTCCCCGAATCGATTTCTCGACTCTGCCATGCGTTGACGCTTGCAGCATAGCAGAGAAGTTCGGTAAACTACAAGCGCGGGGTGAGTCTATCTGCCTTACCCCTTCGCAGCCTGCGTTGACACCTTGCCGCGATCACCCCGCGCACATCCTCCACAACAGCAGCGCACCTCGGCCCCCGGCACCTCCTGAAACATGGAACCGGGGGCATTTTGTTGCAGGCTGATTCCACCGCGCACAACTACAGAGAATGAAAAGCGAAAGCTCGCGCATGTGATTTGGTTGATATAATGGGGGTGTCTGGGATTGCAGTCCCGGCAAAGCCTATCGCCCCAGGAGGACGACATGACACCCCGACAGAATAATAAATCAAAAGTCCGCATCCCAATTAAGTCGTTTGCAAGGGCGATGCGTTTTGATCCGACGCGCCACGAGCAATTACTGTGGGATGCTCTTCTAGCCACTTTCCAGCCATTTCGATGCACAGTTCACGCACAAGAGCCAATAGGTCCATATGTTGCTGATTTCTATGTATCTCCATGTAATATCGTGATCGAAGTTGATGGCCATTCACATCATACTCTTGCAGGGAAAAATCATGACGCAAAAAGAGATAACTTTATGATAGCAAAAGGAATACGTGTCATTAGATTCCAGAATCGACAAATAGCAAGGAATGCGCAAGCGTGTGCAAAGTATGTACTTTGCCAGTGCGGTGATCTGCCCGAAAGAAAAGAAAGAATCAAAGTCACATATTGCCCTCCGGGAAGCGCATTAAAAGCGAAAACGAAAAGCGAAAGACGGTTATTTTGGAATCCTTGACTTCCGTCAAATACGCCTATAACCTACCGGTGTACTCCATTGCTCTACAATATCCGCATGACAATCGGACGCCCAAAACAACCAGTGCCACAAGACAAGGCCGATGAGCTGGTCGCGTGGATCTCTGACGGAAAAACGCTGCGCGAATTCTGCCGAAAACCTGGAATGCCATCGTTCGGAACAGTTTACGAGTGGATGAAGAAGGACGAGTCTTTTGCCGAACGCATCACGCGCGCGCGAGATTCCGGCGAGGATCAGATTGCGCAAGAATGTCTGGATATTGCTGATAATGCTACAAATGACTGGATGGAGCGCTTCGACAAGGACGGCGCATCGATAGGATGGCAACTCAATGGGGACCATGTTCAGCGCGACAAATTGCGCATCGAGACGCGGCTGAAGCTCCTCGCCAAGTGGAATCCAAAAAAGTATGGCGAAAAGATCCAGCAGGAATTGAGCGCTCCAGGCGGTGGGCCAATCCAGTCTGAGCACCGCATCGTGTTCGTAGATCCGCCGAAAACCGTATGAACATCGAATTTCCATCGAAACTGCGCCCATTATGGGAACCGCACCGATTCAAAAACATCTGGGGCGGACGCGATGGCGCGAAGTCGTGGAACGTGGCACGCTATCTGCTGGAAATTGGTGCAGTTGGTACGGAATTTATTGTGTGCGCACGTGAGAACATGAATTCCATCGCGGATTCATGCCATCGCACGCTCGCATCGCAGATCAGCATGATGGGAATGGCTGACCAGTACGTCATCGAGAAAGCTAAAATATGGCACAAAACCACCAAAACAGAGTTTGTATTCAAGGGATTGCGCCATAATCCCGATGCGATCAAATCGCTCGAAGGCGCTACAAAACTGTGGGTAGAGGAAGCGCAAAGCGTATCCAAGGATTCGTGGGATAAGTCGATTCCCACCATTCGCCGCCCTGGATCTGAGATTATTTTGACGTGGAATCCAGAGCTGGAGACGGACGACACCTGGCGGCGCTTTATGGTCAATCCGCCACCTGACACCGTCGCGATAAACATGAATTTCAGCGATAATCCATGGGCGTCCGAGGTTCTGCGTGCAGAGCGCGAAAAGCTGGAAGCAGAAGACCCTGACGAATACGCGCATATTTGGTTAGGCCAGCCACGGCGCACGGTTGTCGGAGGAATCTACGCCGCGGAGTTCCGCAAGGTGGATGCAGAGAGCAGAATTACCCGCGTGCCCTACGATCCGTCCCGCCCGGTGCATACGTGCTGGGATTTGGGCTGGGGCGATCTGGTGGCTATTTGGATGTTTCAGAGCGCTCCGTTCGAGTGGCGCTTTATCGACTACATCGAGGGCAACAACCGCGACGTTGGCTCATTTGTGCGCGAATTGCAGGATCGTCCGTACGTGTGGGGCACTGATTACCTTCCTTGGGATGCAGCCAGCACCGGCAGACTTGCCACCGGCAAGAGCGTCGAAGCTGTCATGCGCGGTCTGGGGCGCAAGGTGCAGGTAGTGCCGCAGAATCTCGTTCATGTTGGTATCGAGGCTGTTCGCCGGATGCTCCCTCTGTGCTGGTTTGATATTGACAAGTGCGCGGACGGACTCCAGGCGCTCAGGCACTACCGCTATGGCGAAATCAAGGTACTCAGCACTCCAGACCACCGCACGCCAACGCGTGAGCCGGTGCACGATTGGGCCTCACATCCGGCAGACGCACTCAGGACGGGAGCGATGGGGGTGGAGAGCGCAAGCAGTGGTCGAGAAGTTGATCGTCCTGCCTCGCAGCCCATTTACCAAGGGCAAGATGGATGGATGTCGTGATATTTGCGCATCTTGTGTTTTTGCGGTGGTATTATTTCAGCAGCAACGCCCCGGCTTGACACCCGGAACGCGGCGAGAGTATGACAGCCGGAAATACGGTACCTTGTGAGGTGTAAGTATGGGACTTTTCACGGATATGGTTAAATTGTGCGACCATTTTGACGAAGTGGCGTTGAATATGCACAAGCGCAAAATCGATGCTACGAAGAGTGCGGATTCAGACGGGAAAGAGACATTTTCTTTTCCTTTCCACGATGGAATGGTAGAGATCGAGGTGAAGTGATGGCGAAATTGGACGCCGAGGAACGAAAAGAGATTCCAAGCCGGGAATTCGGTCTCCCCGGCAAGCGCAAATACCCCATTCCCGATAAAAGCCACGCCGTTAACGCTAAGGCGAGGGCAACTCAGATGGTAAAGCGCGGCAAGCTGAGTGCGGCCAGCGCCGCAAAGATTCGCGAAAAAGCCAACAAAATGCTTGGAGGTAAGTAATGGGCAACTCTGCTACACCTGGTTCTCCCGCAATCACGCACGCTGGCGCTTTTGATGCCACTACAGCCAAAGAGCTACAGGACACGTTAGTCAACGGCGCTCAGGTCGTTCTCTCGGGAAGCGCAGATGCTCTGCCAATGTCTGGAATTGTCGCCATCTCTACGGCTGGCGTTGATTCCGTCACTCTTGCCACTCCCAAGGCTGGACCACAACCGGTAGGCGATGACGGGAAGACCATTTTCGTATACTCCACTACCGCCAACGCGCATACGATTACCACGGCGTCGAACAAGATTATCGCATCCCACCATGTATTGACGTTTGACGGCAATATCGGCAGCAATGCGTGGATTATCGCTGCCAATGGCGTTTGGGTTCCCGCAGGACTCACCGGCGTAACCGCCAGCTAGGAGGAGTGATGGCAGTCAAATCCAAGAATGTCACCATGACGGGCTCGGCAGTGCAGTTGGGGACGGTGGGCACGTTTGCGCGGTGGATTGTATTCGTCAACTCCGCCGCGGCTGCCCAGGCTGTTGCCGACGCCAATGTGGCATTGACGCAGGGCATTCCGCTGGCCGCAACGGGCGGTAACTACGCTCTCCAGCCCATGCCTGACGGCGCGCACTACGATCTTGGCCAGTTCTACGGGATCGGCACTAGCACGCAGTTGATGACCGTGATTTACGATGGGATGAACTGATGGCAGGTACTCCTATTACTTCACGCGAAGATCGGCAAGTGTGGGCGAAGAAGGAAAGTTTTATTCTTATCGCTTTATTTTTAGGGTTTCCAATAGCCATCGTCGTTTTACTGGAAATAGGCGTAATCAACTAAGGAGCAACATGGCTAAGAAAGAGATTCGCAGCATCGAGATCGAGCCCGCTGAAAACGGCGGTCACACGGTCACCCACAGATACCGCGACATGCAGCGCGAAGGCAAGCACGGCATTCAGTCGAGTTACGTAGAGCCGGAAACGCATGTCTTCGGCGCAGACGAGGGCCACAAGATGCTAGCGCACGTCGCTAACCACCTGGAGATTCCCGAGCACGAGGAGTCCGATGAAACGCCAGAGATGGAAGCGAAGTCGCACCCGAAATCGTTCCTGAAGGCCGCGCTGAAGGACAAGAAATGACCACCTACCCCAACGGTTGTCCCATACTCCCCGAAGGTGATGATTAAGCATGGCAGACGCTAACGACAGCAAGCAAGTCGATTTCATGGCTACAGCCCGCAAGCGGTTCGCGGCTGCTGCTGAGGATGAGCGAGAGTTACGCGTCAAGTTCGTGCAAGACCTCAAGCTGGCTTCCCCAGATGGCGACGATCAGTGGGACCCCCAGATCAAGATGCAGCGCGAGATGGCCGGGCGTCCAGCTATGGCCTTTCCCCGCTGCCATACATTCGTTCAGCAGGTCAGCAACGAAGCTCGCCAGAACAAGCCCCAAGTCAAGTTTGCACCGCGCCTGGATTCTGACAAGGACACAGCCGAGGTCTACGAGGGCCTGGCGCGGTTCATCCAATACGAATCCAACGCGCAAATTGCCTACGAAACTGCCATCGAATACAGCGCTGGCGGTTCATTTGGCTACTACCGGTTCCTGACCGAATACGCTGAGGACGAAGGCGACGAACTTGACCTCAAGATTCTCCCCGTCATGGACCCGCTGACGGTCTATGGCATCGTGGTGCCGACCTGCTTCAATCGCAAGCCAAGATTCGCCTTCATAGTCGAGGAAATCCCCAAAGAAGAGTACAAAGCGCTCTATCCAGATACGGAAATGTCGTCTATTTCGTGGGATGCTTCCAGCCAGCGTGCCGAGGGATGGGTAGGGTCTGATGCTGTTAGGATCGCTGAATACTGGTGGTGCGAGGAAGTAAAGACCAAAGGCAAGCGCCCGAAAACCAAGGTGTATTTCTGCAAGATCAACGGACTGGAAGAGCTGCCAGACACGCGCACCGAGTGGGCTGGTTCTGAAATCCCGATTGTGCCTGTTTTGGGTAAGCAGATGATTATCGAGGGCAAGCCCCGGCTATCGTCTGTGGTTCGTTCGCAGAAATCCGCGCAGCAGATGATAAATTACGCGAAATCTCGCGTTGCTGAGACGCTGGCGCAGTCTCCGGTTTCGCCCTATATGTTGGCTGAGGGGCAGGATGCTGGTTTCGAGAAAGAATGGGCAACGATCAACACTGTTCCGCGCCCAGCAGTTCACTACAAGACCATAGATTCCGCAGGCAGACCAATCCCTACCCCCACGCGCAATACGTTCGAACCTCCAATCCAGTCACTTTCCGCGTTCATAGCTCAGGAAGTGGACGACATGAAGGCGACGACGGGCATCTACGACGCATCGCTGGGCGCAAAAGGGAATGAGACTACCGGGCGAGCTATTCAGGCGCGCCAGCAGTCCTCCAACCTCACCACCATGCACTTCCTCGACAATCTGGAGCGCTCATTCCGGCAGGCGGGCGACATTATCGAGGAGATGATCCCCAAGATTTACGACACCGAGCGCGAAGTGACCATTCTTGGACAGGATGAGAAATCCAAGGTGGTAACCATCAACGCGGAGCACACTGACGAAGCCGGAAAGTCGCATCACTATAAGATCGCCGGGAAGCGCGTGCCGCTGGTGGTCACTATGGGCCGAGCGTACGACTCGAAGCGCATGGAAACCTTTGATTTTGTACAGAATTTGATTCGCTCCGTGCCTTCGCTGGTTTCCGTTCTTGGCGATTTGATGATGAAGAATTCGGACATGGCTGGCGCGGATGAAGCGGCCGAGCGGCTGCACAAGATGCTACCGGCGCAGTTGCAGGATCAGGAAAACCCGCTGCCTCCCCAAGCTCAGGCCGCAGTTGCGCAGGCTCACCAGCAGGTGCAAGAGATGCAGGGC